AGATTCCATGGTCCAAACAGTGCAAGGGTGACCATGATGAACTGCTTTGTATAAAGTATTTTCCAGATTTGAATTAGGGTGAACCCAGTAGTTGACCATCCGTTTGCCAGACTTAGAAGTGCGTTTTTCAACATAACCGTCTAGCATACGATGGGCAGTAGAGAGCATTTGTGCACTTTCTACAATCATTTTTACCACGTGCTTGTCACACTGCAACTGAGCCGCACGAATTGGATTTTTATCCAGTACAAAAATATTCATTCTGATTTCTCTACAAATTTAATACGACGAACCATCAGTTCTTCTATCTTGTTTAGTCGATCACTCATGTGTTCGCAGAGTATTCTTTACGGTAATCGGCTGAAACTTCAAAGGCCATATCAACCTCTAATTGATCCAACGGAGGAAGAAATCCCCCAAGGATATCACAAGCAATCTTATCCTCTGCTTCATTACGGTCAAGCTTGTCCAGATCATGGTACAGAATGTGAAAAATAAGTTCACCAGTAACTTTAGCGGATTGTTTGAAGCTGTTCATTTTTCTTTCCTCTTTTGGGTTTTGTTGGCGGGGCAGTATGCCCCGTTGATTAAAGGTTTGATGTGTTCACAGGTGTGATTACCCCGTAGCGGGTCATCCAAACCTTGAAGCCGACCAGAACCCGCTCGCCATCATTCTGCTGTGTGCTGAACCCTGCATCCTCAACCTCGGCGATCATGTCGTCCATGCTGTCAAAGAAAATTCCCTGTTGAGCGGCATAGTAAGTAGTGCTGTCGTTGGCTGCGCGGTTGATGAGTGTGGTGAGTTTAGTCATCTGTCTTTCCTCTTTATATCTCGCACCAAGCAAGATGGCTGTCTACCAAAGCTTCGAAGCACTCATGAATATAATTGTCGCTGTATAGGCCAAAAAGATCCATGTGCATATCTGCTGACACAAAGTCCCAGTTAATGCCACCATCTTTTTGGTTGGAAGGATCGCCGACCGCAAAGTCAAAAGCTTCGATAACGTCGTTTTTAATCATTGAACCGTTTGGTAGTAACATCTGGTAGCTCCTCACTTCTGATAATTTAATATACCACATGTAGGCATAGATGTAAACACCTAAAATGCACTTTTTAAAAGTTTTTTATAGGTGTTACATTTATGATACATTATTTTTAGCTAGGGTTAACCAAGTCCCTGCGCAAGATATTATAGATAAGCTTGAACCCTTTACCGTGAGGTTTACTGTACATGTGCTTGTACCGGCTATCATATTTCAGAAACTTATACTGCACGTGGTGTGATACCTCATGAGCCACAAGAGCAAAGAGAGCTTTCTCTTTGCTGACACCCTTCAAGGAACCAATGGTAGGATGATCCTTGAAGCTCTTATATTCATGGAAGCTCCCCAAGTTTAGCCCAAAGTTATTTACGCATAGCATGATACGGTACGCACCGGCACGAGAACGGATTGGTTGATTATAGACCTCAAGGATATTCCGAGCATCTGCCTTAGCATCGCGGTAGTTCTTAACGATACCGTATTCTTTCTTACTCAGGTGGCGCAGGCACTTGTTGACCATAGCTTCCACCTGTTTAAACTCTGATGATGACTTGGCTACTTGCTTGATTTTAGGCATGTGTTTTTGTTCTCCCTTCGAACTTTTAGATCATAACACATGTAGGCATAGATGTAAACACCTAAAATGCACTTTTTAAAAGTTTTTTATAGGTGTTACATTTATGATACAGTGACATAAATGTAACACTTGCAAGTTTTTACTAAAAAAATTTTTAAATGTGTTTACATCTATAGGCACATATGATATAGTGGTCATATAGGAAAAAGGAGACACACTATGAACGGTTTTGATATCCAGTCCGCACTTGGTATTGCAAAGCAGTGTCGTGGCATTGTCCGCCGGGCTGATAACTTTGGTCATGATCGGGAACGGGTGCTGGAAGAAGTAGCATATATGGCTGAAAACTATGAACGTCTCGCTGGGCTGATTGAAGCTGCAATGGAACGGGAATTTGAGGAATTTTCGGAGGCAGCATAATGAGCTCTCGGACAATTCTTATAATACAGTTAATACTATTGACTGTGAATTTGGTCATGATCCACATGGTGCCATGGCTTCTGATCTTTTGTGCTTTAGGAGGGTAAAGACTGATGATGCCAAAGAGTCCTAATTGGACCACCTTTAGGAATGTATGAAAGAAATCAAGGAGAAACAAAATGACTGAACAAAAACTCAAAACAAATATGACGCAAGACCAACTGGATCAAATTGCGGAACTCGTCACCTTTATTGTAGACGAGGATGGCAAGCTGTATATCCACGATGTCTGTGGCGATGTCTGTGGCGATGTCTACGGCAATGTCGAGGGCAAGGTCTGTGGCAGTGTCCGGGGCAATGTCTGTGGCAACGTTGAGGGCAGTGTCTTAGGCAATGTCTGTGGCGATGTCTTAGGCATTGTCAGAGGCAGTGTCGGGGACGATGTCTGTGTTTTAGGAGGGTAAAGACTATGAAATATGATCTCGATGTAATCAAAATAGATGAGTTGCCCCGGCACGGTTCTCCTCAAGACCGGGGCAGTGCTGATGCATATTATGGTCGCCCCTACACACCACATTATTATGTTGGAGCTACAATGCAATCAGAGCGTGTAGAAAAAGAAAACATGACTATTGGTGAGATTGAAGCCTACAAGTATGGCTATGATAATGAAGAAGATCGAAAGGAGTGGTAATGAGACTTGCAATAGCCATTGTAGTGCTTTGGTTGCTTATATACAATGATGCACAATTATTTAAAGCCTTACATCATTTTTTAGTTACCTTGATAGGTGCATAACCTATATAAATAGTGGTATAACACCACAAGGGCTTTAAAATGGTTACAGAATCAACACTTCAAAATTCTAATTTTTTACAACCTTCAGGTTTCAAGGTTGTAATCTATAGAAAGCGATTTGCTAATTTAGAATTTTTTGCACAATCTGTCTCACATCCTTCTATATCACTGGGTCAAGCGCCTTTGTCATATAGAAGAACAGATATATATGAGCCAGGTGATAAATTAGTTTATGATGAATTAACTATTGATTGTATTATGGACGAAGATTTGCATGTCTACCAAGAATTGCTTAATTGGCAAACCTCTATCATTGAGCAAAAGAAAAATAGTCCGATCGGTAGAGTATCATCAATAGTAGAACAAGATGCACAAGAGTATGATATATCTGTGATAATCTTAAATAATTCAAATATTCCAACCAGAGAAATTATTTATAAGTCAGCATTTCCTACATCAATAGGAACTATGTTACTTGCTACCAATGTTGGTTCTGTAGAACCTATTGTTGTACCTATTACATTCAGATATAATACATTTTCCTTTAAATAAATATACGCGTAATACATTATGAAAGATAATTATGAACTTAGAAGAAATATTGAAAATGTGGCAAGAAGATAGTGAGATAGATCACTCATCTCTTGACGAAACATCTCGGAAAACGCCAGCACTTCACGCAAAATATCTTGAGCTGTTAGCCAATGCTAAACTGATGCGAAAAAAATCTGAAATGAATCAGAAGACTTTGTTACAGAAAAAGTGGCTATATTATAACGGAAAGATGGATCGTGAGCAAATAGAAAAGTGTGGTTGGGAATATGACCCCTTTAATGGACTCAAAGTCATGAAAGGGGATATGAACTACTATTATGACTCAGATATTGATATACAGAAATCAGAAGAGATCATAGAATACTATAAAACCATGGTAGAAACTCTTACAGAAATTGTCTCTAATCTTAACTGGAGACATCAAACTATTGGAAATATGATTAAGTGGCGAATGTTTGAAGCAGGAGGTTAAGCTGAATCATCCGGTAAGATTGTAGTTTTATTCACATCTAATGCTGGATAACTTACTCCCATACCACCAATGGTAACATTATCAAATGCAGAATTTGTATAATCAAAAGATTGATAATAATTAGACCAAGTTAAATATGTAGCTTTATCTGGCCATGTAATATACCGATCAAGTATCTGACCATCTAGATCCCATGTTTCTGTTTTAGATTGATTTTCTTTTAGTGTTTTGATACTCGTATCAAATGAAGATCCTGTTGCAGTTTGTACAGCAGACATAAAATCAGAATCTACAGAATGATACCAGGCATTAAATTCTCCAGCTGAATCAAAAATTTCATCACCTGTGTATGAATACCTTTCATGCACAATATAGCTCATAAACTGCTCCTAAATATAGTTATATATAGTGTATATGTATTGTATTTATATGGACTTGGTTTATGGATATTATTAAAATTAAAAATAGAAACCACTCTGTTCTTGATATAAAATGTGATTGGGGCATCGCAAACGAATTATCAGATTTTTTCTCATTCTATGTTCCAGGGTATAAATTTATGCCTGCATATAAGAATAGAGTATGGGATGGTAAAATCAGATTATTTAATATACAATCCATGGACTTGCCTGTTGGTCTCTATACATATCTTGAAGATTTTGCAAAGGCAAGAGACTATAAGTTAGAAGTAGAACACGACAACTATTATGGTTCTCCTAACCAAAAAGAAAAAATAAGCCCAAAATATATAATGGATTTTATTAAATCTGAAAACCTTACCTCTCGGGGTGAGGCCATTGAAGTTCGTGATTACCAATTTAATGCTGTATGCCATGCTTTGGAAAATAAAAGAGCCATCTTACTATCACCAACTGGTTCTGGTAAATCTTTGATTATCTACCTACTTGTTAAGTATTGGCACTCGATGATTAATGATGGTAGTAAGAAATTACTGGTTGTTGTCCCTACTACATCTCTTGTTGAGCAGATGTATAATGATTTTCGTGACTATGGCATGTTAGTAGAGAATGGAGTGCATAGAATATATTCTGGTAAAGACAAACAGTTTAATCAGGGTACAGTGATTAGCACATGGCAATCAATCTATAAAATGCCTGCTGCTTGGTTCGAGCAGTTCGGTTGTGTGATTGGTGACGAGTGTCATGGCTTTAAATCGAAGTCACTTACTACGTTAATGAATAAATGCAAAGAAGCAGATTATCGTTTCGGTACATCTGGCACACTTGATAATTCGCAGACACATGAACTGGTTCTTCAAGGATTATTTGGCAAAATATTTCATGTAACTACTACAAAAAAGTTGCAAGACATGAATACTCTTGCTGACTTAAAAATTAATGTTTTACTTTTGATATATAAGAGTGAGATTAGAAAAAATTGGGGTAAAAAAGATTATCATACTGAATTGGATTACATTGTAAAATATGAACCTAGAAATAGGTTTATCACTAATTTAGCACTAGACCTTAAAGGAAATACTCTTATTCTATTTCAGTTTGTAGATAAACATGGTAAACCCCTTCATGCTATGATTAAGGATAAAGCATCTCAAGATCGAAAGGTTTTTTACGTATCAGGTGATACCGATACAGCTGATAGAGAACAAATTAGAAAAATTGTTGAGAGCGAAGAAAATGCAATTATTGTTGCATCACTTGGTACCTTCTCAACTGGAATTAACATTCGTAATTTACATAATATTATTTTTGCTAGCCCTTCTAAGTCTCAGATAAGAGTTTTACAATCCATCGGCCGTGGTTTGAGAAAATCAGACAACGGACAATTAACCACTCTGTATGATATAGCAGATGATTTGCACTGGAAAAAGAATATGAACTATACTCTTAACCACTCTGCTGAAAGAATAAAGATATATAACAGAGAACAATTTAAATATGAAATACATAAGATAGATATATGAAACTTGATATAAAACAGATTAAATTGCAGCATGGTGAAGAAATCATCACAGAGGTTATAGATTTTGTTACAGATGACTCAAATACACTATATGATGCTATGGTAATAAGGAATCCTTTTAATGTTGATGTTTTTAACAAATCTGTATTTTTAAAGCCATACATGATTTTAACAAAGAAAAATCAAATACACTTGTTAAATTTGGATCATATTTCAGTAGTTGTGGAACCAAATAAAGCACTAGTAAATCTTTATAAAAAAGTAATGGATTCATATTACATAGAAAATACAGAAGAAAATGATATTGGTATATTTGATTCCAGTGATTGTAATGTAATCCAGTTTGATCCAACAAAAATGCACTAAGTGTATACCCTGCTCCTCAAAGGTGGACTCTTTATTATACCACGGATTTTTGAGGCTGTAAACCCCTAAAATGAACAAAGTGTAAATTTTTTTTATATTTACAAAATCCAGATCCTATAATATAATAGGAAACATATTCA